AATCTGTTTCATAATATTCTGCTATTTCTTTAATAGTTCTAATAGTACCATCTAATAATTTTATTTTTGTATCAGGTGCGATACATTTTCCAGATAAGTCTTTTTCATATCCTAAAAATGCTTTAGGAATTTTTAATGAAGCAAATAACTTATTTAAAAGATAGTTTATATCTTCTATACCATTATACTCTAATCCTTTTGCAGTATCTATTTTTGTTGAAGTATCATTTCCTCTTACTGGTATGAAGAAATCTTCCAACATATTCTGCACATTATAATTTAAATTATATTGGCCTGTAGTAGAATCTACGAGAGGGATTTTTTTCATTTTAGAAATCATTCTCTGCATATAATTTTCTACTTCTCCAGGAGGGATTGCTCCAACATTTACATAAAATACTCTTCTTTCAGGTGCTCTAGTAATTCTGTGAATCAACATAGCATCTTCCATTAAAACATATTGTTTGTATAATTTTCTACTAGCCTCTATATAAGATCTACCGTAAGGTAAGAAATTTATATCCCCAATTAATCTTAAATGGGCCATTTCATAATTATAAAAAGTAATACCTAAATCTGTATTTTGGTAAGAAGTTGAATAACCTGCTGTGGCACCTAAGGCAGCTGTTGGATCATATTTATAAATTACTTCAGAAGGGTTGTCAGGATTGGTACCTTCCAATCTGACTATGTTATAGGCTGAAAAAGGGATTACATTATATATACCATATTTCTCTGCAATCTCAAGCTTTAAGAAAAAATCACCATATTTACAGTTTGAAACAAACACTCCATTTCTACTATAAGTACCATCCTCATTATTACTGCATATAGCAAAATTATGCCTATCTTGTTCATTATTAGGTCCTTCAACTTCCATGCAATAAGTGTTTGCCTTATGGGGTAAGATAGTTACTGAAACTACTTTACACATTTCTGTACTATAAGGCATTAAACTATCTCCCTCTTTTAAGTCTATAGCTTGCTTTTTAGTACCATCTCTCATTATAAATTTATGATCTGGAGTTGTATCTACATAAGTATTATCATCTAAAGTGATTCTCACTATATCTGTATTTTCTCTGGTGATATCACACCAAGTTACTTTTCCTGGCACTAATTTATTGGTTCCCTCTTGTACTGAATATACCCATATATCTTCTTCAGGGTTATTTTTTTTACGTTCCGCTAAATCTTTTATCTTTATTTCAGTTCCATCTAATAAAGGAATCATAGTGTCTTCCTGTATACACATATTTCTAATCCAAAACCAGAGATTAAATTCTATGTTTAAAACATCATAAAAAAGACTTCTTAATATAGTTTGTATATTCTTATCTGCAGTAACTATTTGAAGAACATCTCCTTGAGCATTTTTAAGTGTACAATTATGAGTATATAATTTTGATCCATCTTTTGTTTCTATAGCAAATATGTGATTATCTCCAGCATTTACTATATCATAAACAGGTTTTTTACCCACACTTTCTACTGATATTACTTTACTAGGATAAGAAATGTAATAAATAGAATGCAATTCTCTTAATGTAAGTATACTAGAACCTGATATTAATTGATCAGTAAATATTTGATCTCCTTTATAATCAATCCATATGTGATTTGAAGTGGCTTCAATTTCAGTTCCATCATCTAAAGTAATTTTATATACTTCTTTTTCACCGTTATAGGCAACTTTATCCGCTTGAATTGGTTTAAAAGTATTATCATCATCTAACCCGTATAACCAAAAATTAGTTTCTTTGGAATCATATAATTCTTTTATAGTAACTCTTCTACCATCTAATAAAGGTATAATAGTATCTGCTCCTAAGCATTCATCAGCTATTATATCGAGTGCAGAAGCTATAATGGGATCTGTATCCATTGCTTCATAATCAGCATATATTTGAACCCTAGTGCTTTGATAATTTTGAGCTAAATTTAAGTTTACTCCGTAGCTAGTTGAAGTAGTATACACTCTGTTAAAGCGGTCTATTAGAGCATTAGTTTGTAATACACCGTCTACTTGTATCCGTTCTACATCTACTGTTTTTAAAGTACCTCCATCATTCCTGATTATTACATCAGTAGAAAATAATCTTTTTAAACTAGTAAATAAATTTCTTTGTATTTGCTGTTCTGCCATTTTATATTTTATAAATTATAATAACCAAGTAATGTCTTGAAACTCATTATTTTTTGTAGGCATTAACCAGGGATTTTGTTGCATATTAGGTTTTGTAGAATAAACTTCAAATCCGCTTGTTGTTTTATGGTAGCTATTTAAACTTGCGTAAGTTAAATCATAAGCTTTTTGTCTAAATCTTAGAGCTGTATCTCTTAAGAATAAACCCGTGAATAAAGGAATTACCAAATCATCATTATACCCTTGCATAGCCTGTGGTTTTCCATTTTTCCAAACAAATACTCTCAGCTCATCTAAAGTTCTTTGAGATTTTATAATTACGCTTTTTTCCTCTATAAAAGATCTACCTTTTTCTATAACTAAAGGCCTAGTTCTTTGATTCATACTGAATCCAGGAGTCATTCCTTCTCCACTATCAAATTTAGTAACGTACAAATCTATTTGAGTACCTACCATTTCTGATTTAGGAGAGTAATATAAATTGTGGTATCCATTTTCTTGAACTGTAGTTACTACATCCCATCCTATACTAGCATTTTCTATTATTAACAATGCAAAATTCCATTCAGTGGCTACTGATATTAACTTTCTAGCAAAATCTTTAGTGGGAAGTTGATCTTTATACTCTGCTACTTGTTCTAATTTTTCTATATCAAATACGTGAAAAGTAGAGAAGTCTTTTCCATCCCCTCTAGCCACATCCGCAATAACCATATATGATTTTAAAGGATCAGGATAATCCCACAACCAGTAAACTCCTCCCACATCTCTTTTTTCTATAGGGTCTTCAATTAAAGTATCATAATATTTTAAAGTTTCTGGCTCAATTACCGTTTCTCCTGATGTAGCAAATGAACAATCACATTCTTGAGCTGCGTTTCTAGCTCCTAATTGTTGGGTTTGTTCTTCTCTCCAAGTTTGATCCCTTTCAGGATGTACTGTCCAAGGAAGAGATATAGGAGTGAATTTATTTTCTCCGTTTTGAGCTCTGGTAAATTCTTTATGAAACCAATTTCCAACACCATTAGGAGTTGAAAGAGCTATACATCTACCACCTGTTGCTAGAGTCTGTTGTGCTGCAGTAAATATTTGTTCAACATTATCTATGAAGGCACAATTATGACTTACTATTCCATTAGAATAATACTCATTATCGAATTCCACATCTAGTAAATCATAAAGCTTTATATTTTCCTCTATAAAATTTTTACATAATACAATTTCTTCGGTATATAGAACATCACCCTCTACTATATCTTTAGCATATAAAAAACTTTCATTTTTCATTTTTAATTTATGATTCTCGGAACATTTTATAGAATTTCCATCCGATAAAATAAAATAATAATAAGAATCTTTATCCAAGCTTTTAATACCTGAAAAATTGCTCCACCCCAAAGGAGTTAAAACTTCCCAATTTTCTATTTTTTTAATTGTGCTCAATGTTAAAAAATTGTTTCATAGGTTTAATTAATTGTGGATTTTTTTCAAAATCAACTTTATGAACATTTTCTAAAAACCATTCATCTGATATTATTTTATAGGCATAACCATTATTGACTGCCCATTCCTTAGCAGCTATTTCTTTAATTTTATTTTTTTTAGAATTTATTTATATTCATTATTATTAATTAAATCTTCTATAGCAACTTCTTTTATCTCTCCTGTTGATTTATTTCTTACTTTAATTTTAGTATCTCCTGAAACACATTCGTCCATTACAAGCAAAGATACTGCTTCTGAACGAGCTGAATCCGTTGCTGCTGATACTGCCTTTATTTGAGAACCATTTTTTAGTCTTAAACTAAGTCTGTTATGTTCTATAACAGGTAGTTTCATCCATCCAGGTAAATTATCATAAGCAAATCTTACTTTAGTTACCATGTTTTTAGCAGTAGCCTGTGTTGTAGCTAATACAAGTATGTTTTTATCTTGTTCAAATAGCATCATCCATAAGGAAAATGCTGATACTAAAGTAGAAATACCTAACTGCCTAGACTTGTTTATTATGTTGTAATCAAATCTTTGAAATATATGTAGTACTTTTTCTTGAAAAGGGTATAAATTAAAAGACATTCTCCCTTTAGTTGGGTGTTGAATAGTATAATACTTCTTCATCCAATAAACAGGATCTGATTTACACCTAAGTAACTCTTCTTTTATTTTTTCACTTATATTTGGTGCACTATTAGTCATGTACTTAATTATCTTTCTCTTGTTTATTAGGATTTATTCCTAATTTTACTCTAAGTGTTTTAATCTGTTGAGGAATATCTCCAATTTGTTTTTTATAATCCTCTATAGATAAAATACCTGCTTTATATTGCATAAGTAATTTATTTTTTTGGAATATTAAATTATCTAAATATTGTATTTTTTTATCTAATGATTCTTTTTGAGAATCCTCTTCTAAATCCTCATAAACAAAATCTTCAAACATTAAATTTTTTAAAGAATGCATCATATTATATATATAAAATTATATATTAATAAATAGTATAAATTAGGATTCTAATTTTAAGGTATTTTTCTTAGAGGAAGGCTTATATTGAGATACTATAGATTGCCATTGTTGTTTATCATACTTTATACCGTTAATATAATACTCAGGAGCTTTTTTTTCTGCTGACTTATCATATGAAATAGCGGGTCCTCCTAGATTATGGAACTTTCTAATACCGTCAGAACCTTCTAAGTAAGTTATTTTTTTACCACAAGTAGTAGTAATAGTTTTTAGTACGTTTTGCTTTTTCATTTATAGAAATATAAACTTTAAAATAATAATATGTAACAATATAATAAATATTATTGATAATTACAAGATTATCTTAAAGTTTATTTAATGATTAAGAAGCAGGAGTATTTTCTTCAGATTCATCCGAAGGAAGTTCTTCTGTTCCAAAAGTAGCCTCATTACCTGCTTCTGTACCAGTTTCAGCTCCTTCAGGATTTTCTGTACCAGTTTCAATTCCTGCAGTTGAAGTTGTTGCACTTGAAGTAGCACCACTCAGATCAGGACCTCCTCCTGCATTTTGTTCTTCTCCTTCAGGTCCTTTAGTTTGTATAGGATTGCCTAAAGACAATAGATTTGCTATTGCGTTTGTACATCTTTCTTTTTCTCCTATTGTTTGTAAATAGAAATTTTTTCCCTGTACTGTAGCTTCATATGCTTTTTCTAAGAAAGTTAAAGTAAAGAATTGATTATTATGCAATACTATTTTAAAAGTAGTAGGTTTAGGTGCTACAATGTAAATTCCAGTAATATAATCTTTAAATGCATTAGACATTAACATTTTTAATGTCTTTTCTAAAGTAGGATATTTTTCTAAAAGATATCCAATAGGATTATCCTCAAAAGACTGAACTTTAGGTTCCATCATCTGAACTTCATTTAATATCAATCTTCTTATTATATCCTTATTAGTCATATTATTTTTTATATTTCTTTTTATTTTCATAAACTGCATATCCGGGAGTTGGAGCTTGTTGAGGCTCACTCATTTCTGCAGATTGTTCAGCCATAAATTCTTCAACTGAATGAATATAATCAGAAGCTAGTGTTACATAAGCAGCTACCCATCCTGGTAGTTCGTCCTCTGGATGAATTTGCATTTCTAGCTTAGAAGCATTTGATATCAAACTTCTTAATTCGGCTTTAGCCATACGTGCTTGATGACTTTGACCATGATTATAGTCTATGCCTTGCATTCTTTGGCATTCATCACACTCTTTTAATACGTCTCCTAATTTAATCATTTCTATAGGTTTATATAAATAAATATACAATATTATTTCTTATTGTCAATAGGTACCCACCATATACAAACATATTCTGTAGGTTCGGTTGGGATTTTACCGTCTCCATTCCAATTTATATAATATTTTCCTTCACATAATTGGGTTTCTTTGTTCCATTTAGCACAATTAGCGCACATAGCACCTCCTTTAGGTACTTCTTTAGCAGGTTTAAACCCTTCAGGAAATTCTAATTCAGGAGATTCTTCTTCTATTTCTAATAAATTGGCTAATTTCAACATATTTTTTATTTTTTGTTTTTTATATAATCTCTTATTCTAAGAAGAATTTTATATTTTTAATTATTATCAGAAGATTTATTCCATAATAATTTATAATGTTTTTTTTCACCATCTGATAATCTATTTAGTAATTTTTTAAAATTTTCTTCATTACTATTTGTAGGATGTTTATCAGATGCCATTCCTTCTCTTAAAATATCTATTAATTTGATCATATTATATACGTATTTTTATTACCAAGCCCTGCATGACCAGTAATTTGCTTTGGTTCTAGGTCCAGGATTTTCACAATGATGTCTAGCTCTAAAACTTTTTCTATGCTTAGGACTAGATTTTTTTATTCTCATATTAGGATCACCAAAGTTTACTTTAATTACATTTCCTTTAGCATTCTTAACATATACTGATCTTTTTTTAGGACCATCAGGAGTTAAAAAAGGTTTTCCTAGACTTACTTTTCTACCATGATACTCTGCTTCCTCAAGCCTATTCCAATGTTCTGTAATGTATTCTTTCAAACACTCTGTACAGTATTGATCAGTTTCATCAATAGGGACACAATTAGGTACAGTCTTTCCATCCTTTGTTTTTGTGCCTACGGGGTGATAACCTCTCCAACAAGGATTATCTTTAGAGTTTCTCAAATCCTCCTTTATCATTATTTTTATTTTTTATTTGAAGCTTTGCTACTAATGTTTCTATAAATTTTTTATATAGATGAGAGCCATATTCATTTTTAAGTACTTCAGCTACTGCTTTTGCAAAATCTTCATAATTTTCTCCTTCTTCAGGAACAATTCTTCTACCTTCTTCATTCAAAATAACAGATATTCCTGCTAATTTTTTCATTTTCATTATATCTTTAACTTTGTCAATCATAGCTTAGTGTAAGAATTTAAGTTTATATTTAGTTCCTTCAACTAATGCTACAATTTCATCTATTTGATTTTGTATGTAAGAGTCTTGAGGTATGGTTTTTCTTGCAGTTTCAACGTATCTGCAAAGAGCTTCAAAATAATTTACTACTTGATCATCCTCTTTGAAAGAAGATGGGCTAGTATAATCTCTAATTATACCGTATCTACCTTGATAAGTTTCTACTAAAGAATCTATTAACTCTAAAAACTCATCATAAAATTCATTTAAAGCTTTATGAGTTGCATAGGAAGAAGTTTGCCAGTGAAAGATATGAGCTTGTTGCCTAGCTGCTAATAAAGTAGATATAAACTGTTCCATTTACTTCTTTTCTGCTTTCTTCGGTAAAGGTTTTTTAGAATTTTCTACCATTTTACGTTTCTCACTTAAGTGTTTTATCCTTTCCATCTTAAGTTTTGCTTGAGAATGATGACTTTCTGCTATGTCAGGAGTTTTTATAGCCTCTTCTAAATGATGTTTTACTTCTTTATGTAATTTTGAAATATGTTTATTTAGTTTATTTACTACCTGTGCTTTTTTCTCTTCTAATTTATTTAATTTTTTACGGTGTTCTCTTATAGCACTTTCAGCTTCTAGATTAGCTTCATCTTTCTCACCATAAACTCCATGAACTCCCATAGGATTAATGTGCCCCATACCAAAAGCATGTGTTTTTTGAATTATATTTTCAGGTTCAGAATCAGCTTTAGGTTTTAACACTACAAAAATATCTCCTATTTTATCTTCACATCCTGGATGGGGTGCTGGATTGGGGTGAGAATACGGATCTTCTGGTGAATCTTGAACTACTAACTGTTCATTTTCTTTTAATGTTTTAGATTCTTTTTCGGTTTTATCATCTGCATGAATATGTAATGCAGCTAAATATTTAGCTAAAGCTTCTTTAGTGCCTTCTGTGGAGCCTACTTTTTTACCGTTTTTGTAAACTTCGTATTCATCTCCTACTTTTTCGTGGGTGTATGGCATATGTATGAATTATGATTCTTTTTTATAAATATCTGTATTTTTTAATTTTTGAATTTGTTCTTTAACTTGTTTATATATTTCTTTTTTAT